ACACTATTAGCTTGTTGGTATTGTTCATATTTACAGATAGTTATAAGATTTATAATGTTTGATTTCTGTTGTGTAATCTTTTCGTCCGAAACAAATTCGGCAAGACGCGCTCGGACCGTTCTCCTGTTCATGCTCCACCTCTTTGCAAGTTCCGTTTCCGATATGGCAATTTGCCCGCGATTTACAACCACCCTGTTGCCGCGAATATAGAATATTCGCTGTGGTCGCCACTCGGCGAGAAGCAGTAGGTCAATCCAACATTGAACCCTGCTGAACCTCTCGCCGAAATAGCCTTGCATTTCGGTAATCTTGCGGTTTATTTTAATCCATCCATCTGCCATGATTACCACGTTTCGTTAGTTTAGGCGCAAATGTAATCCACCCAAATATCAATAAATTGCTTACCAGCGTACACGGCTAATTCCTCGCTCTTAAAGGCAAGCCGAGAGCAGATATGCGAGTGCAAGTACGATGATGCGTTACCCGCACTCGCAAAGACGAGACCGCCACCCGAGTACGCATAGTAGAACGACCGACCGACACAACGGCGTTTTGCGTCATCGTCCAAACTTTCCCATTCTTCCTTTGAGTAGATATAGAACCAAGGGAAATAGCGGTATTCGTCATCGGTGAACGTCGGATGCCAGCCCTCGTTCAATGCTTCGGTGATGATGCGGAGCTTCAAGTAGGCGATAACGTCATTTTCTTCGCCCGATGCGGTATTCACATACTTCTCGTATGACTTGACGAATGGGTGCTCATTGCCTAATTCGCAATAGGCATCGTGAAATGTCTTGATGTGTTCTGTTACGTCGATGGGCTGCTGGGGTTCTTCCACGTCATCCCCAAATAATGTACGCAGCATCGTTTGTATTTCGGGATAATCACCAGCCTCCGAGAAAGCCTTTTGTAAGTTCTCTTTGTTAATCGTTATTGTTTCCATTTTGAATTTTGTTTAATCGTTTAATAATGATTTTCGTTTGCCGCACGGCGTTGTAAATCCGTGTGCTGCCTTGTGGTATAACCACGTTGTCAATGATAAGCGGCAAGCACCTTAATAGCGTGCTAACGATGTCGTTTGGTATTTGTTTCATATCAATATGGATTGAGGTTTACCGTGATATTCAGACCATGCCGTGCAACGTACACGGGCTTTCCCGTCGCTTCCTCGACTTGCTTTTTGAAGTCCTTGGGGTCGCTGTTATTGCCGCTTAGGTGCAGCAACACAATTTCGTTCACGCCAGATAGGTCGTTAGCCGCCAAAGCCGCCTTGCATGTCTGCAATTCCATGTGAGACCTCAACAGACGTTCACGCATAACGGCAGGAACCATCCCACGGTCTATGCTGTCTTGTAAGATTTCATCCGCATAATTGGCTTCTATCAAGATGTGATTGAGGTTTGGCAACCGATATTCCACCATCATTGTATCGGTAGCAAAGAACAGCCGCCCCATTTCCGCATGGTCGATTATAAAGCCCACACATGGCACGTCGTGCGCCATATTGAGGACAAACACCTTGAAGCTGCCGACGATGTAACCGTGCATCGGCTCGATGGTCTTGCAAAATGACCGATTACTTACGTTCTTAACCGTGAAAACATCCTCGATGGCTAATACCTTGATGCCGTACTTTAGCACGTCGTGGATGGCAAAGGAATGGTCTGAATGAGAATGGGAGATAAGACAACCGACAACGCTGCTGACCGAAAACCCGACACCGCGCATGATTTCCTTGAACGGCAAGCCGCATTCAATCATCATCGTTTCGCCATTGGCGGCACGCAGTAAGTACGCATTGCCCTTTGACCCCGAACCTAATACTTTCAATTCCATATCCTTTGCCTCCTTGACTTGATGTTAGTATGCTGGTGCCTCATCGGCGGCGTTGTCCACTTGCGCCTTTGGTACTTCTACCTGCTTGATTTCGCCCGTTTCCTTATCCACGTCTTCGTATGTGGCTTCATCAACGGGTATCTCAACGGCATTGGCGTTCTCGGCGATTACTTGGTCGCGGTCATTAGTGGCTGCATCCTCAACGTCCTTATCCATGGCCGACATCATTTCGACTGACAGATAGCCGTATTTTCCGAGCAAGCGGCGGATTACGGTCTTGAGGCCCATGTCATTGAAATTTCCGCTCCACCCAACAGCCGTACCCGTTTCGCCCGATTGCGCCTGCTTCACGAGTTGTTCCTTTGTCGGTTTGTAGCGACCCTTGAATGATGGGGAGTAACGCAAGGCGTAAGATGCCATATCCTCGACCGACATGTAGAGGGTCTTGGAAAAGCCGTTGAGCAACTCGAAGTAACAGAAGTAGCCGATTATCTTATCCGACTTACGCTCACCGTCAAGGCTGATTTCGCCCGACAACTTATTGCCACGCTTCAACTCACCATCGTACACGAAATCTGCGTTGATGGTCTTGTACTGACCCGTGCGCATTGCAAGTTGAATGTAACCCTTGTAACCAGGAACGAATGTTGGGGTCGGCACTTTGTCATAGACGGGCTTGTGCGTGTTGGGGTCGAGAACTTCATGCCCTTGTGCATCGACACGCTTAACGCTGTTGTTGAACACGATAATGTAGGCAAAACCGAGCGACTTGTTCAAGGGTAGGTTCATTGTTGCAGCACGTAATGCCTCGGCGACCACCGCCGCTGGCTTGCATGTCTGCAATGACTTGTCGCCCGTGTAAAGGTCGATAAGCGACGCAACAAAGATGTCCTTGTGCTTACCTAATGCGTTCTGAAACTGTGCCTGTACCGATGGTGCTTGCATCATGGACTTTAGCATGTCCACGGGCTTTTCTTGCTTTCTTAATTCCGTACTCATACCTTGAATTTTAATTGATGAATAAATGTTGATGTTATGCGATTACTAATTTATCGTCGGCAGAAACGTAGAGCGCAATCATTTGGCTATCGACGTGCGGCAGGTTGTTGATAGCCTCGGCGTTGTCGATTACCACGGGTGCGGAAATGCCCTCGTACTTGCATATAGCGTTGATAATATCAAGTCCTGCGATGTAGCGTGCGGCGTTGTTGAGCATGTTGTACGGCACGCCGTCAATCGTTGCCTCGCACGTCTCTACCTCGCCACCGTTGATTTGCGTGTCAAACATCTTGAACTTCACGACTTGGAACATACCGTTTATTTTGCCCTCCACGGCGGCGATGCGTGCCTTGGCAAACTGCATCATCGTAAACTCCACTTGTTCAAGTTTCGCAAGTTCCTCGGCGTTGTTCTTGTGCTCCTTTTCAAGTTCGGCGATGCGCTTGTTATTCTTGTCGATGTACTCACGCTTTCCGAGGCGTGTCTTGATGTCGTCAATGTCCTTTGTAAGGGCGTTCTTCTTGTCGGTTAGTTCCGAGTTATCCGTCACGGGCTTTTCGGCTTCCAACGTCTTCTCAAGCTTGGCGGCACGGTCTTTCAATTCCTTGTACTCGGCATCGGCTTCGATGGTCGGTGTAGCGTCTGGCTCGGCAAGCGTTTTACCGTAAAGCGGATTTTCTTTCAGAGCCTTAATTTCTGCGTCCACCTTGTCGAGTTCCTGTTTGTGTCTCTCGATGGATGCTTTCAAGGCGTTCATCCTTTCGCTGTTTGCCTTGCCACGTTTATTATTGTCGGCGAGGTCGGCGGCTTTTTGGGCGTTGAAGTTCTCGGTCATTTCGGCTTGCTTGCTTTCAATTTCGTCAATCTCAAAGCGACGGTGGCAGG